TGAGCGTGAGCAGTTTCGTCTTCTTGACGATGATGAAACTGTTGTGTACGGAAGCGAGGATGATCCTCGTTCGCTCAGGGACGCAGTTACAAAGCTGCGCGAAGAGGAAGATTATTCCGTTTATTTCCCTGGCAGTGGGGCAACTGGCAGTGGGCTGACTTCGCAAAAGTCTCAGCCCTCCACTGGTGGAAGCAACCCGTTTGCCACTGGTTCTGTCAATGCAACCGAGGCTGCACGGCTTATGAAGGAGAGCCCTGAGCGTGGGCGCCGCCTGATGATGGAGGCGCGAGTTGCTGGGAAACTCGACCCTGTGTTGGGTCGCACATTTGGTTCCTGAGCCGCGTCTACTTTGTCGCTGTGGGATCTGGGATGAGGGGGCGCAAGCTCCCTCTTTTTTTGTGATACCATAATTGACGAGCTATTCACAGAGTCATGACCGACATACGATCCAAGCCCTTTTTTACGGATGCTCTAACAATTCGTCAACTCAAGGAGATTTTGGCAAATTTACCTGAGGTAAATGAATACGGGGAGGAGTATGAAGTCTGGGTTGACGATCAAAGCGGTAACTATTCAAATTGTGTTACGTCTGTCTGGACACTGAATGCAAGAGAAGCCGGTTCCGATATTCTCCTAAAATGGAAATAGCATTAAATCGAGTGACAGTCTCCCTCTTTTTTTGTGGCTACACTGATCTCAGACGAGTTATTTTCAATGGCTGTCCCCGAGCGCGTCAAAAGCACAATGAAAAGGCTTGGCTTGGAGGGTGTAGACAAACCCAAGCGGACTCCCGGCCATAAAACCAAAAGCCATGTCGTCATGGCATCGGAAGACGGGAAGTATAAATTGATTCGTTTTGGAGAGCAGGGTGTTAGCGGATCACCGAAGAAAGAGGGAGAATCAAAGGCGTACAGACAGCGCAGGGAAAGGTGGAAAGCTCGCCATGCTAAAAATATCGCCAAGGGTAAATTATCAGCTGCCTGGTGGTCAAATCGGGAAAAATGGACTGTGCTTGCTGCATTTCTTGCAGAAGAATTGTGCAGGTCTTCCGTTGTGTGATTCATCTGCTGTTAATCCATTCTTTCAAGTCAGTCACATATTTTCTTAGCTGAGCAGCCTTGATTAGATGCCATTCGTTTCCGCTTGCGAAATATTCTCGATTGTGATTATCAATTGCTCTTAACAATTGATGAATTACTGGATTCCACGGCTCCCTGGCTGGAGTATCCCACTCCCGCTTAGACATTTTGATGATGCCGTGCAACGTAAGAGTAGCCCTAGCAAGAGGCGGCTAACCTGAGGTAGAGCATCTTTTTCCGGTCATGCCCCTTCTCTCCAATCGCAATGTCATTGGTCGTCAAGTTACAACTCCCGTTCAGGAGATTCTGACCACGATTCGCGTGGCTACTGATTCTTGCAAGAACTGGACGCTGATTCTTCCCGATGCCCTGACCACCGCCCAACTGAATGCAATTTTCGTTGGCGCTCCGACCGTCACCGGCACCAAAACCGTGACTGCCAGCGGTTGCACCGGCTGGGCCGCTCTGACTGCTGGTGAAAAGCTGGTGCTGACCGGCAAGGGCTACACCCTCAACTAATTCAGATTCAAAATCTGATTTCTAGGCCGGATTGATCTCCGGCTTTTTTTGTCAAATTCATCAATGGTAATTATCATGAAAAAGAAGACCAAGGCCGAAAAGAAAATGAGCAAGGTCATGCGAGAATTTGCAGCAGGCAAATTGCACACTGGTAGCAAGAAAGGGCCTGTTGTTACTTCAAGAAAGCAGGCTATTGCTATTGCAATGAGCGAAGCTGGAATGACAAAGAAAAAACCCAAACGTTGATTTCGCTAGAATCAGGGAGACAGAGGCAGTGCCTCAAACCGGATTCGTTGATTCGGGCGGCTGTGCCGTAAAGCATTCGCGGTTGTACCGCAAACCGATACCCCCATCCTTCTGAGGCCCGAGCAATGCTGCTCTCCAATGTTCCTTTCATTCCCAATCTTTTCTTTGAGTACCAGCAGGAAGAGGTTGCTAACAAGAATGCTCTTGTTACTTCCGGCCTGCTCTCCACCAACACCGCAATTCAGGAAGAGTTTGCCAAGGGCGGCAAAACCATCGACCTGCCTTTCTTTGGTGATCTGACCGGCGATTCCGAGATTCTTTCGGATACCGCTGGCCTGACTCCTGCAACTCTCGGTGGCAGCACCCAGACCGGCGTTCGCCTGGCCCGTGGCCGTGCATGGAACGCGAGCGATCTGGCTGCTGAACTCGCTGGCTCCGATCCCATGCAAGCCATTGCTCGCCGCACTGGTCAGTATTGGGTCCGTGATATGCAGACCGTAATGATCAATGTGATCCGTGGCATCTTTGATGCTACGAACGGTCCCCTGCGCACAAGCCACGCTGTCGGCGGCAGTTCCACCCCTCTTTCGCAGGGCGCAATGGTTGATGCAATCGCCAAGTTGGGCGATTCCGGTCAAGAATTGACTGGCGTTCTGATGCACTCTCGGGTGTATTACGCTCTGATGAAACTCGACCTGATTCAAGCTACGAACACGATTTCGCAGGTTGATCAGCGTGTTTCGATTCAGCGTCTTGAACTTGGTTCCTATCTGGGTCGTCCCGTTTTTGTTGACGACACTCTGCCGATTTCGACCGGCACTGGTACTGGCGGCGCTGACGTTGCTTCGACGTATTTCTTCGGTCAGGGCGCATTTGTGTATGCAACTGCTCCCGCCAAGACTCCGGTTGAAACCGACCGCGACAGCCTGAAGGGTCTGGACGTTCTGGTGAATCGCACCCACTACCTCGTCCATCCCAACGGTCTGTCCTGGGACGGCAACGCTGCTGGCAACTCCCCGTCCAACGTGGAACTTGCTACCGGCACCAACTGGTCGAAAGTGTTCACGGATGATCGCAACATCCGTATCACTCAACTCCGCACCTATCTCTGATAAGTGCTGTTGTGTTCCCGGCCCTGCCAAAAGCGGGGCCTTTCTTTTTCCTTGTGAATCATCATGGGACTTCTTTCTTTTCGTGATCTCCATGCTGCTGAGGCTGCCGCCCGTGCCGCCCAGTCCGAGGCCGTGGATGCCTCACCAGAGGCCGCCGCTGTCGCCCCTGAGGCGCCTGTGAGCCCCGAGGCTGGCGATGCCCCGCAGGAAGCCGTACAAAGCTCTGAAGCGGCTCCCACGGCTACTGTGAAAGCAAAGGCTGCACCTACACGCAGCAAGGGCTGATTCAGTAGCAGGAGGAACTGATGGCTTTCGTTTCTACTCTTGGCGCGAGTAACGCCAATTCGTTCCTGAGTGTTGCGAGGGCCACCACACTTCTTGGCGATCTTCCTGTCAGTAGTGGTATTACATCTTGGCTTGCGCTTGCAACTGAAAACAAAGAGCGCACGCTAATTGCTGCAACAATGACGATCAATCCTCTTCGTTGGAAGGGGCGGCCCACGGGATCTGAACAATCTCTTGCCTGGCCGCGAATCATTAAAGCAGATCACTTCTATCTGCCAACCGATGAACTGCCAATTGATTTTGAAATGGCGGTCGCCTACATGGCGGCTTTTCTTGGAAGCAATGGCGGCTACACCGCAGTTACTGGTGACGGTGGCGTTGCATTGCAACAAAATAGTCAGTACGATGAAGTTGAGCTTGGCAATGGAGCGCTGAGGGTCAAGTTCAAGGGAACTGATACTTTGCAGAGTGGGATTGAGTATATTCCAGCGTTCACGATGGATATTTTGTCACGTTACACGATTGATCCTAATTTTAATCAGTCAACAGTTACAAGGCCAAGCGCTGCGCGAATCAATCCTTACGCGCCGTTTGCTCCTTACCGTCCAAACAATGTTCGATTCGTTGGTGGGCAGGTTTATCCGCGCACTGGCGGCTGGTATAGCAACCCGCTCTGATTGTCATGTCTCTTGTTGATCAGATTTTTTCTGCAATTCCTGGGCCGCTGATTTCTCAGTTTGGGATCTCTGCTACTTATGTAAAAAGTCAGGAGCAGGAATACGATCCAATGACCGGGACTTTTAGGGGGCCGATTGACTATGCAACTGGTCGCCCAACTCTTTTGAATGAAGAGATTGCGATTAAGATGACTCCAACTGAGTTAAATCCAAGTGAGGCAAAAGGCAATTACCAAGAAGGTGATGGAGTCTTTCTTATTGCTGCTAGTTCACTTGGCACCTATTATCCACGAATCACGGATCTAATTAAATATTTTCAGGATGGTATCGAAAGAACTGCACGCATTGTCGATATAGTTTCTTACAGGGGTGATCAAGCTATAATGCACAAAGTTGTTTTGAGGGTTGGGTGATGGCTGCGCCTATTCGTCGCGGCGGACGCAAGCCATTGAGCGAGCTTGGCAAAGATGCAAAATACAGGATCAATCTCGCTGTTAGGCACGCTGCCGTCAATATTGCTAATGGGTTGGCTGAAGCCGGTCCTGTGTGGACTGGTGAATTTCGTGATAGTTACAGAATTGAGGCGGCTGGTCAAGGTGCGAGGGGTGGATCTGATGGCCAGTATCCCTATACCCTGGCAAATACACCACAACTATCAACTACGGTCAGGGAATTGCAGAGGCAGGTGAAGCTGCGTGTTATCAACTATGCTCCGCACGCAGCTATTGCGATTGATCAAGATGTGGCCAGCGATTTCAAGGCTGAAGGTGCTCCAGTTGATCCAAGTAGGGTGCAAAGGGGTTATCGTCCAGTTCCCGGTCTTCGGGGTGATATCCAAAATTCTTCCAATTTGGGATTGCAAAGAGCTAGGGCAACGGCTCCTGTTGATTGGCTTGAGAATTACATGAAAGGTGGTCAAGCTCAGGCTGATCTTGCAAAAGGCATTCGCGTAGGATTTGCTGAATAATGAACTACCAGGCAATTCGTGCAACAATTGAGGCACCCCTGCTTACAGCTTTCAATTCTCAGTGCCCACCAATTCCCGTCTACTTTGATAACGTTACTTTTGTTCCACCCGACCCTCCCAATGAATACGTTCGTGTCAATGTGACTTTTGGGCTCACAACCGAAGTCAGCTTGACTGAGAGTTTAGACAACGCTCGCGGAGCGCTAATTATCAGATGTTTTGCGCGTAAGGGTGCTGGGCCAGCAAGATGCCAAGAAATGATTCAGATTGCAGTTGATGTATTACAAGAGATCGCTTCCTCTGTCAAGGGCTCCACTGGCGTATTTACGCGAATAGACCAAATTACGGGTCCAGACTTTCCCGCAATGAACGCGCAGGAGACTCATTTTCTCGGAAAGATTAGTACGGGCTGGAAAGCTACGGTCCTTTCCTGACTGACGCTAATCTGTCATTGAGTTTACCTGATCCGCCATGTCTTCCACTGTTCTGTCCGGTGTTTCCGGCGCTCTTTACTACAAACCCGCTGGCACCAAAGCCACTTTCGCTCCCGCTGATGTGACCGTTGTTGGTGCGGTTATCAACGTTGGGCCTTACTTCAATTTCCGTGTTGGCGATCCCGTCAAATTCAGCGTTGTGAATATCGCTGATGGGACTCCTGCTGGCACTCTTCCTAGCGGCATCACTGCTGGTACCACCTACTACGTCATTTCCTATAACGCTTCTACTGGCGCCCTTACGGTGTCTGGCACCCTTGGCGGCAGCGTTATCACGATCACGACGCAGGGCACGGCCAGCGCTCCGAACAAGTTTCAAATTGCCTACGCCGACTTTGCTGTTGTCGGTCAAGTGCGGCAGTGGAGCTTCAACATCACCCGCGCTGAAATCGACTGCACCACCATCGGGCAAACGCCTGGGCAGTACGTTCCTTTCCGTGAATACATTTCCGGTTTTGGTGACGGCAGCGGTACTTGCACCGTTTACATGTCTGACGACGACTACGCCATGGGTAATCGCATGGTTGAAGACGTTCTTCAGCGTCAACAAGTTGGTGCAGGCTTCAAGCTTTATACCAATCGCGTGATCAGCAGCGGTACTACCGTTGATGACACGAAGAGCCGTTCTATCTCGCTGGATGCCGTGCTTACCAGTGCGAACATGGTTGTCGATCCCGACAATGCTCAAAGCATTGAGATCAACTTCCGTCCTGCGACGACTCCCAACTTCGATTTCCTGACAAGCGCTTGATCGCTTTTTCTTAACCGTGCATCTTTCCTCCCTGGCTCTCCGGGGAGGTTTTTTTTCGTCTAGGTGCTAGGCTTTAGCGGCCAAAGCGTTTTCGCCATGTCTGCAACGCCAGCCAATGTTCCCACTAACAGGGCAATCGACCGACTGATCAAAGCTGCAAACCTTGAAAGGAAGAAAAAAGTCGTCACCCTGAACGACGGGACTGAATTTTGCATGTGGCTTTCTCCCCTTGTTCTTGCTGAGCGTGAAGCTGCTCAAAAGCAAGTGAAAGAGGGTGGCTATAATAGCGTTGCGCTTCAGTTACTTGTCGATAAGGCAACTGACGAAAATGGTCGTAAAATGTTCGCTCCCGCTGAGATTGAATCACTCAAGCAGGAAGTGCGCGAAAGCGATCTCAACAAGCTACTGCTTGCTGTAATTGCAGATGAAGAGGAAGAGCCGATTGATGTAAAAAACTAGCTGCGGAGATTCGCAAGGACAACCTGCTAAAGCTTAAATTTGCAGTTGCAAAAGAGCTTTGCATGACCCTTGGGGAACTCCAGCAGAAAATGACAATTGAAGAGCTTCTTGGCTGGAGCGCTTATTTTTTGATTCTCAATGAAGATCAGAAAAAAGCTATGGAAGAGGCCAAAAACAACCGTCGTTGATTCGACGGTTTTTTATTATCGGTGCAGCCACTTGGGGGCCGTGGCTATAGTGACACTAAGTTGCTAAATTAAAAGTGGCAAATTACGATGCAATCATAAATCTTACGGTTATCGGTGAAAGCAAGATCACCAAAGTAGTTAATAAACTTAGCCAGCTTGAGTCTATTGTTGATACATTTAATAAAACTCCAATCGACTTTAACGCATCTAATGCAATTGCTACAGCGGCAAAATTTGAAAATAAATTAAAAACAGTTGACGAAGCCATTGAGAAATCATCCGCTTCGTTAGCAAAATCTAAGCAAACTCTTGATCAATACAGGGACAGGCTTGAAAAGGTAAATACAACACTGCAGACTTCATCGCCAAATACGCAAAAATATAATCGCGCCCTTGAATCTCAAAAGAAACTAAGAGAAGCTCTTATCGTAGAAATACAAAAGCAACTGCAAAGTGAACAAAAACTTGAAAAATCACAATTAGAGAAAAATAATTTAGTTCCATTAGTTGAATATACCCAGAGAGCAAAGCAAGCTACCGTTGCGATTAACAAACTTGCTAGTGAATACTTAGCATTTGGCAAGTTGCAAATTGCTGGACCAGGCGTTGACTTCAGCATTTCGCAATTGGCCTCACAGGCACAGGCTCTCAAGCTTGTCGCCAATAACGCAAAAATTGCCTCTGCGGAATTCAATAGATTTACAATTGCCAGCGCAGTTGCTGAGCAAAGTATTTTTGAGGCAAGGCAGAAACAATTACAAGCTCTTGCGGCTGGGTTTTCTCCTAGTGGTGGAAAAGTCGATTTTGGCAAAAATTCCATTAGTGCTGCGCGTCAAATTGTTACGTCGCTAATTGATTCTTACGATGGAATCACAAAAAGCGAAGCAGCGCTTAGTTCCTATCTCGCTAGATTGCAGGAACTGAAGGCACTGGTTCCAACGATAAGCGCTGAATACAGTGCGCTTGAAGAAAGAATTGCCCAGGTAAGGCTTGAATTGGATAATACTGGACTTCGCGGCCAAACCAGCCAGATCACTCCACGGCAAGGCCCAGCAACAACAATTTACTCTGAGAAGGGAACATCACAAAGACTTACTTATCAGAAAAGACTAACGGAAGAGCAGGAAAAGCAGTTTGCGCTTAGCCAGAGAATCAACAGAGCTAATTTAGATGATACCCAAAAAGCTCAGTTGCTATTAAAGCTTGAGCAAGCTTCTGTTGACTTAATGGAGCATAGAGTCGATGGTTCCAAAAATATTACGCGAGAGCTTGATAGGGAAAGAATTTCGCTTGAAAGAGCCAATCTTGCTTCGCAAAGGCAAATCGAAAATGCTCAAAAAGGAGCGGAAGCCGTACAAAAAGCTCTCGCAAAAATGGAGAGCAGGGGACCGCTTGATCCGTTTGCAGTCTCAAAGACGCAAATAGCGGAAGCAGAGAAATTCGCTAATTTGACCGCAAAAGATTTAGCGCAAGCTAGGACTGAGGCAGAAAAGTTGCAGCAGGCTCTCGCAAAGCTAGAGGCAAGACCGCTTCAGGATAATCCATTTGGTTTTTCGGATCGTCAATTAAGAATAATTGAAGGTGCTTCATTTAGCGGCCAAGCAAAGCAATCCAGAATTTCGGGAAAAACGGCAATCAGTGACGTAAGCGCTCCAATTGATGCGCCAAAGCGTCAATATGCAATTTATCAAGCAAGTGAAAAGCTTCTCGAAAAGCTGAACGGACTTGAGCTACAGGGATGGAATATCGCAGAAGAAAAGCTAAAAGTCAAGAAATTGCAAACAGATATTGAAGATAATGCTCTCAATCTTAGTCGTCAATTACTTGAGCAAGAACAAGGGATTCTTGCAACTGTTTCTCGTCAAATTGCGATTTATCAAGAACGAGACAAGACTATAAAAGCTGGAATGAAAAATGCGCTTTCCTCTCCAATTGAGGGAGGCGTTAATTTCCCTGGCAGCCCTATCTATAAACAAACACCTTTCCTTGAAAGGCGCTTTGGGAAGCGCGGTAGCGCTGCAATCAGTGAGGGCCTGATCGGTGGCGCCTTCCCCCTCCTGTTCGGCCAGGGGCCACTGGCAGCCCTTGGTGGCGGCCTGGGTGGCGCCGCTGGCGGCTTTGCGGGTGGTGGTCTTGGCTTCGGTCTATCGCTGCTTGGCACCGGCCTTGGGCAGGCTGCCAGCACCTTTGCGGCCTCTGCGATTGAGGCGGGCAAGTCTCTGCGAGATCCAATAGCAAATCTTCAAAAACTTGCTGACGCTGGACTTCTGGCAAGCAAGAGTCAGGAGCAGTTGATTAAAAATCTAATTGAATTTGGCAGATCATCCGAAGCTGCAACGATTATTCAGCAGGAGCTTGCCAAGAAAATTGGCGTACTTGGCCTGCGTGACATGGCCGATCTTGGCGATGCAAGCACCCGTCTTAGCAAGGCTTGGGCTGAGCTTACCGTGCAACTTCAGGCCGCTATTGCTGGCCCGCTTGCTGGCTTGCTTGAGTGGACTGCATCAATTGTGGCTCTTGCTGCGGGTGGCAACAGAAAAGCGATTGAAAGGAGGGACTTCCTTGAATCTCTGCCACCGGACAAGAGGAAAGAGCTTCTCAACAGGCTTGCGTCTGATCCCTATGGCGCCAGCAATCGCAGTGAAGCCTCTATTTTTGCTGAATACGAGAAATTCAGAAAGCCGCTTGCTCTTCCCCCCGCCAACGTTTCTCCCGAACAGAAGCAGGCTGATTTTGAGAAACAGCTTCAACTGAGAAGAGAAGAAGAGGACAGGGCTTACAGAAATGCAAAGGAGATTGAGGATCTCAAACGCGAAACAATTTCCCAGCAGAGGCAGTTTGATGAGCAATCTCTTGCTCTTCAGCGTCAATCCTGGGATCTCCAGCGTCGCGTCAACGACGATATTTTCAATAAGCAGCAGCAGATTCAGCAGCAGCAGATTTCGCTTGACAGGGCGAAGAAGCAAATTGCAATAGAAACTGTTGATATTGAGTATCAAAGGCGCATTGCCAATGAGGAAGGCCGCGCCGCTGAGGTTCTCGCTGCCGAAGCAGAACTCATGCGCGTCCGCTCAACAAATGAAGCGGAGATTGAATCGAAGAAAAGAATGCTTGAGCTTGATATTGCCAAGCAAAAAAGAGAGACTGAAAATTATGTGTATCAACTTGCTAGGGATGCTGATGGCATTCGTCGCGCAACACTGAAATATGAGCTTGACGTTGCTGACTATAAGTATAAGCGTGAGCAGCAGATAGAGGAAATCAATCGCAGAAGAATTAGGGAAGACGAGGATGCTATAAATAGGGCCATTTCAATTAGCGGTAGCAGCGATGGATCGTCCAGATCCAATAGGTTGCACATATCTCGCTCGCTCATGAATGGTCTTGGGTTGACGGCGGAGCAAGCAGCGGGAGTGGTTGGCAATTTAATGAGGGAATCAGGTGTAAATCCGAGAATTAACGAAGGCGGTGCCGTTGGCCTTCCTAGGGGCATTGGCGGATATGGTATTGCGCAATGGACGGGAAGCAGGCAAACGGATCTTGTTCGCTTTGCGGGATCTGGCGCGAATGCAGGCAACCTGAATACTCAGATTGCCTTTTTGATAAAAGAGCTTCAGACGAGTGAGGCGCGATCTCTCAGGATTTTGCGGACTGCCCAGACAGCCGATCAAGCAGCCTATTTATTTGACCGTGAATTTGAGCGCTCTGGAATCAAGGCGATGCCAGAGCGAATTGCAAACGCTCGTCAAGCATTGCTGGAAATTAAGGGATCTGGACTCCCAGGCGCCACTCCCCCCGCACCGCAGCTCCCCCCACCGGCAGGCCAAATCTCCCTCCCGTCTGCCAATGCTGTTC